CAGTAAGCGCAGATATTAGCAGAGATGAACAAATTCACGTTGCTGCCAATAGCATTGTTTGTCGGGAGCTGGGGCTTACTGTCAGTCCTTCTCTTGATAAACTCCGCAAGGCAACTATCAATTGGGTAATGCAACCACTAGGAAGCAATGCCGATAAATATTTAGACAGAAAATTTTGGCTGGATTCCAGTGATCGCTTGATGTATGAGGGCAAAGCGCCTGAGCTTTCTTTCACCAAGGCTGCCCGGGTTCCGGCATTCTTTGAGCATTCTAATGTCAACTTACCTCAGTACGCTTGAAACAATGGGCATGCAAGCCCGTGGTTTAGAGCATCAATTAGAAGAAACATTTCCACCAACAAATCCTACACCTGAAGATAGTATGGAAAAGATTATGTATAGGTCTGGTCAACGAAGTGTTGTTGAGTGGATCATTCAATATATGGAGGAGAACTAATGGCAGACTATAGCAGGTTCAGTCGAAAGGAGATGAACCAACTTAGGACTACTGCTTATAGTGGTTTCATCCAAAGAGATGTGCCACGTTATGGATGGCGTGGTGCTGGTAAAGACGGGTTACGTAGGCGGCAGACTGGTTACGAAAGTGTAACTCATTACGCAGCCTATAACGATGGCCTTTTAGGTAAAGTGGCCAGGCAACTTGGTATTAAAAATGTAAACAAGGATCACGAGATTCGTAGGATCTATGATTACATCCTGGGTTATAAAGCGCCTGCAAGACAAGCGGCAGCACCTTCAAATCCTGCTCGGAATAATTATCAACAGACAAACTTAGCTACAAATACTACTGCAACTACATTTGACACTTCGGCGTACGACGCTCAGATCAAAAAGCTAGGTGACTCATTAACTGGCTTGCAAGATCAGCTCAAAAAGAATGCAGATTCATATGCCAAGTCATTAGATGATCAGCAAACTGACTTTGAGGCACTGTTGAGTACTCAGAAAGATACCTTTGACAAGACCTTGGAGGCAACAACAGAAAAGTATGATACCAATATGGCTTCACTTAGAAACTCTCTAGCTGAAACTATGAGCAATAAGCAGCAACCATCAGTTGGTGTGAAGACAAGTGGTTATACACAACAGGCTGCAGCATTAACACGACAAGGAATGAAAGGAACATTCGGTAGAAGTGGTTTACGAATCAAAGGTATCAAAGACAAATCATTAAACATTTAATTAAATGAACGCACGCACTAGGTACGACTATTTAGCAAGCGATCGTTCTCAATTCTTAGATGAAGCTAGGCAAGCATCAGAGCTTACCTTGCCATACTTAATCCGTGGTCATGAAGAAAGCATGGCAGGAATGAAACATTTAAAAACACCTTACCAATCAGTAGGCGCAAAAGCCTGTGTGACATTGGCAAGTAAATTGATGTTGGGATTACTTCCTGTACAAACAAGCTTCTTTAAACTACAACTAGACGAGAGCCAGTTAGGTGAGGATTTCCCACCTCAGATGAAATCAGAACTTGATCTATCTTTTGCAAAAGTAGAGCGAATCATTCTGGAATCTATCTCGGCCTCAGATGACCGAGTAGCAGTACACCAAGCACTGCTTCATTTGGTTGTTGCTGGCAACGCTCTTGTCTTTATGAGTAAGCATGGCCTTAAGGTATATCCTCTGAACCGCTTCGTAGTGGATCGGGATGGGAATGGTCAAGTGATTGAAATAGTTACTAAGGAACGAATCTCCAAACAACTTATTGAAACACAAGTACCCAAAGAGGTACTAGAACCTAACACCGTAGAAGATGACGGTGGGCATGACGACAACGTTGATGTCTACACACATATCAAGAGAGATAACAACAGGTTTGTATGGCACCAAGAGGTGAATGACAAACTTGTAAAAGGTTCACAGGGTAAGGCACCAATAGATATTAATCCTTGGATACCACTTAGGTTTAATACAGTTGATGGTGAATCATACGGACGTGGAAGAGTAGGTCAATTCATTGGTGACTTGAAGTCATTAGAAGGACTCTCTCAGGCACTAGTAGAAGGCTCTGCAGCAGCTGCAAAAGTAGTATTTACAGTATCACCTTCAAGTACAACTAAGCCCTCCACACTGGCCGCTGCAGGTAACGGTGCAATCATTCAGGGAAGACCTGATGACATTGGTGTAATTCAAGTTGGTAAGACAGCTGACTTTGCCACTGCATTTGAAATGGCAAATAGTTTGGAACGTCGCATTAGCGATGCATTCCTGATTATGAATATCCGCCAGTCAGAACGCACCACAGCCGAAGAGGTGCGCATGACACAAATGGAACTCGAACAGCAACTCGGCGGATTATTCAGCCTACTAACTGTTGATTTCCTTGTACCTTATTTGAACAGAAAGCTAGCTGATGCACAAAGGAAAGGTGAAATCCCTAAGATTCCTAAGGACATCGTTAAGCCAACTATCGTTGCTGGTATCAATGCACTTGGCCGTGGTCAGGACAGGGAAAGTTTAGGACAGTTCCTTACTATTCTTGCTCAGACATTAGGACCAGAAGCAATTGCAAACTTCATCAATACAGATGAGGTGATCAAACGACTAGCAGCATCACAAGGTATTGATGTACTGAATCTTGTACGCAGTATGCAAGAGGTACAGCAAGAGCAAGCGATGCAACAACAACAAGCAATGGATATGCAACAACAACAACTGAGTGTTGATGCAATGAAGACACCGATGATGGATCCTTCTAAAAATCCAGAACTAGCAGAACAACAACCACCACAAAATCAATAGTTAATACATGGCAGAAGTAATGTCTATGCTCTCCGATGAAAATGCCGCAGGAGAGCTAAACGCTGATGAGCAAGATTCACTTGCCGTTGGCGAAGAGATGGCAGAACAGCAAGAAACAATGCTTGCTGGAAAATATAAGAACGCTGAAGAATTAGAAGCTGCTTATATTGAACTACAAAAGAAACTGGGTGAATCAAGCGAAGCATCTACTGAGGAGACAGAAGAATCCACAGAAGAGGAAGAGCCAGAGGAAACAGTTGACGCTTCATTGCTAGAAAGATTGTGGAATGAAGCACAAGGCGATGAGATCAGTGAGAGCATGTTGAAAGAGTTGCAGGGAAGTGATCCTGGCGACCTTGCAAAGATGTATTTGGAATACAGAAACTCACAGCCTGAAGAAAAACAGATTACTAATCAGGAAGCCAGACTGTTAAAAGATTCAGTTGGCGGAGAAGAACAGTATGCAACCATGATGCGCTGGGCTAGTGATAATCTCACAGAGAATGAAGTAGATATGTATGACTCCGTAATGGATTCGGGAGATCGCAACGCTGCATATTTTGCTATGCAAGCAATGGCGTACCGTTACGGAGATTCAGTAGGAGTCGAAGGGAAACTGGTTCAAGGTAAAGCACCTTCTGAATCAACTAAAGGTTTCACCAGTCAGGCAGAAGTAGTGGCTGCAATGTCAGATCCACGCTACGACCGCGACCCTGCATACCGCCAACAAATAATGGCAAAACTCGAAATATCAAACGTTAATTTCTAAACAATTCACCTTTAATTTTACAATGAAAAAATTTATCGCAATCCTGTCAGCCGCCGCATTGGGAACTCCCGCACTGGCTGGCCCTTACGCCAACATTGAAAACAACGCTGGGTTTACTGGCTCTAACTTCAATGGACATGTGACTGACTTCCACCTGGGATATGAAAGTGGTAATGATGTCGGCTCATATTATATTCAAGCTGGTCCATCTATCTTTGCACCTGACAATGGTGTTGAAGAGACAAAGCTTACAGGCAAAGTCGGTGGCTCAATCCAAGCTACAGAACGAGTGTCTGTATACGGTGAGCTGTCTGCAAGCTTCGATGATGTAAATGATTACGGAACCAAAGTAGGAGTTAAGTACACCTTCTAATGAACGATACACAAATTTGGCCACATGAACCTCGGGTAGAAGTTATGCAAGTAGATCAAGGAAAGCATGCAGAACAATTGAACGGGCGTCTTGCGATGCTCGGAGTCATTGCTGCACTAGGTGCATACGCACTGACAGGTCAACTCATCCCTGGTATTTGGTGATGGGTAAAGGACTGTACGCAAACATCCACGCAAAGCGTGAGCGCATTAAAAAAGGAAGTGGCGAGAAGATGAGGAAGGCTGGCTCTGCTGGCGCACCTACAAAAGCCAATTTCAAACGGGCAGCAAAGACTGCAAAGAAAGCTAAATAGATTTAACGGGAGGTGCAATTCCTCCCCTAGCTCTAGACTGCCAAGTCTTAAAATTGGTCTTACTTAATCGCTTCATAAACATGCACTACTATTTTAATGACCACATCTATTGCGCTACAAAAACAACAGAATATTTGGAATGACTTTTGTGACTGGGTAACCAGTACTAACAACCGACTTTATGTTGGTTGGTTCGGAGTCCTTATGGTTCCAACTTTACTAGCAGCTACTGTCTGCTTCATCGTTGCA